CGGGTACGGAGGAGGGGAATCACTTTTACGGTGAGTTTATTCCAGACCTCTTTGTCTACGGTGAATACGACAGAGATGCAATAGAGCGGGTTATATCCAGGCAGAGAAAGATAATTGGCACAAAGGGGAAGAATCCATATAATGGTGCTTTCATGCTCCTTGATGATTGTATGTATGATAGTAAGTTCCTGAAGGATACTTGTATTCGCCAGTGTTTCATGAATGGTAGGCACTATAATATCTTCTTCATGTTGACAATGCAGTACGTCATGGATCTGCCACCAGCACTTAGGGCAAATGTAGATTATGTATTTATACTTAGGGAAAATATCATTCAGAATAGAGAGAAATTGTACAAATCATTTTTTGGGATCTTCCCCTCATATGACATGTTTTCAAAAGTGATGGATGCGTGTACAGAAAACTACGAGTGCCTCGTATTAGACAATACTGTAAAATCTAATAAGATCACTGACTGTGTATTCTGGTACAAAGCCACAGTTAGAAAGGGGTTTAGGGTTGGAAGTCCCAACCTCTGGAAACTCCATAAAAAGATGTACAATCCCAAATACTTGGATCAAAGTGAGGAGGATGCCAAGAAAGCCACCAAGAAGACACACCTTAAGATTACAAAAGCGAAATGATAAAGAGGAACTCGGTAACCTTCTTTGGTCTATTCTTTAGGTTACGACCCCCCTTGTAGGATGAGTAGTCAATTTCAATTTTTTCGTATCTATAGGGTCTCAAGATCTCTTCCCACTCTTCAGGTTTGATGAAACCCTCATTATTGTAGGACACCAAGGTATGTTTCGCTTTCTCGGTAGCTAACTTCAAGGTAAGTTCCATAGCTTCTCTAATTTTACCTCTACTATTGTACTGACTTTTGTTCCAATCCCCAGGGATACCTGATACTTTTGAAACTGTATGAGGTCTCTCATTGGTACATATGAGGTTAAGCATGAAGTAATTTGATCCATATGGGTGTTGATTATAGGGTGGATCCAGGTAGATGAGGTCTACTTTGGGGAGTTCCCTCAGAAAATCACAAGCATCTTGGCGCCGTACCTCAACATCCCTTGTCGGCTCCAACCACACTGGACACTCAACTTCAATTCTCTTTGTGATTCTGTCCAGCGCATGACCACCTTTACCACCCCAACCACCTCTATGGAAGCCCTTGAAGACCCCCGAAGTATTTGTGTGAATACTCACCTTCACGAGGAGTGGTCCAAGGCAGTATGGTTTAAGTTGATCAGGGACACACCTCTCAATGTAATCCAACATACCATCAATTCTTCTTCCATTTTCAGGAGTATAAAACTGTCTCTCTTGGGACGCATACATCTCTGTGAAAAACCCAACTTTATCTGGACATCTATTCATCTCCTCAAGGTGCCGAACAATATCATCGGCATTAGCCCAGGAGGGGGTCACCAAAAAACACCTTGAAAGGATTTCACAATAAAGTTCAAGATCATTCACATACAATTTCTCAGAGTGGTTCAATAACATTCTTGAGACAACACCGGATCCAGAAAAGGCGTCGGCGCATGTTTGAGGTTGAAGTCTCTTGACAACTTCTTCAATCTTATTGACAAGTTTCCTCTTGTTGCCAATGTATGTTATCATTGGTTGTTGAACAAAATCATTCATTCTTAATCTTAAATTGTGTGAAATCTCTAACTCAAAAACATAAGACTATACTAAATGTCCACGGATATTAATACCCTCAACCTGGCGGATAATGGTGATGGAATGGTACCAATTAGTGACAATAGATCTACAACATTTGTCAATAATGAACAACCAGCGTTTTCAGAACCCGAAAAAAATGTCAGTCAAAATAAACAGACGATGGACTCCACCCCAATTAATGACATTATGATGGAACCACCAATGATGACAGAGGAGCCCAGAATGCAAGGCATGATGCCACAAATGACTGCTCCACAACCCCAGGGTGCTTACGCTATGCCACAACAGGAAGCGAAGCCAGAAAGCAAGAACCCATTCAACCTCACTGACGATCAATTGATCGCTCTCGTTGCGGGTGCTGCTGCCGCCCTTGCTGTATCTAAGCCAGTTCAAGACAAGCTTGTCACTTCAGTCCCCAAGTTCCTTAACGAACAGGGGTCCCGAAGCATGGTGGGCTTGGCTTCAACCGGTTTGGTTGCTGCTGTGGTCTTTTACTTTGTGAAGGATCAAATTGTCAAGCCCTGATTTGACTCCCAACCCATATTTGAATAGATTGAGTTATCAATACCCGAATAATAGGTAATCAAAGCTCCTCCAGCAAACGCTGTCATGAGCAAGGCACTCAACTTAAGTGTCTTGCTTCTGTCACTTCCATATTCCTTCACCGCATCCTTTGTATCACTCATCATGATATTCATAACATATGTAATCAAGAACGCAATCATCGTTGTTGAAATCATAAAAAGTCTGTCAACTGCGAGCCTTGGTACATTGCCAATGATGTATCTCAATATATTTGGAACCACGAGGGTCATCACCGCCAAGTTCAAGAAATAGTTATTACTCATGTGAGGTATGACAGTAATTCCGTATATCGTAATATAATACGCAATGACTGTCAGCAAGACGCTGAGGGGAGTCTTCATTTAATATGAAGGAAGAAGATTATTTATCCTGAATGTGTTGTCCGCAAAACTTGGTTCTCTCGGGTATCTTTTCATAGATACCCAACTCCACGCACATATCACGAAGTTCAAGGTAATTATTCCAAAACTGCTCGGAGTGTGAGTACTCATCAACTGTACAATGGGCTAATTCGTGGATGAGGACATGGAAGATTTCATTTGGGTTACCGTCAAGGCACAAGGCAATTTCTTGTCCCTTGTTTGTATTGTAACCAACAGATTCACTCATGGAGTGGAACCCGGTGAGTGGTACACAACGCACAAGCATCTGATACTTTGGGTGACCTGTAGAGGAAATGTGCTCACGAAGGACTCTATATTTCTCCTTGACTTCCACGAGTTCCTGGGGTTCGCGAGTTTGGGAGAGTATCCAAATGTTTATGAGGATCAATACAATGAATCCGATCATCTCTTATATACAAAGATAAATTTGCTATACAGTTCTGAAATTGGATTTCCTGTGAGACCCTCCCACAATTCTAATTTAAAACCCATTTCTTCTAAATGTGTCACGAGAAGGTCACGGTAGGCTATAGGCTCCGACCTGGGTCCATCGGCGTAGAAGGGGGTATCCACCAGGTTTACAAACAATTTTTCACCGTAGCCACCATTCCCGTGATTCTTTGTAAGGAAAAAGTTACCCATATGATCCTTAAGAGGTGTCCTAAATATGATCTTCTCTGAATCTGGTATAATACCTATGAGTCTTCCACCGGGTTTCATTCTCTTCTTAATCTCCCTCAGAGAACTAAAAAATTTTCCGTGACTTTCAAAAATGTAGTGAAGTGAAAAGTTGTAACACACAATATCAAACTTTCTATTTGGACAATTGTGGATGTCACCCTCATAGAAGTTTACCCTCATATGCATATTCTTAGCGCGACTTCTGGCCTCTACAAGGGCTGACGGCTCTGGATCACACATACTCATATTTGCTCCACACTTATGCCATTTCTGAAGATCACCGCCAAAGCCACACCCCACATCAAGGATCTGATGCCCCTCCCTCGTCACACATTGTATGAGTTCCCTCTTGGCATTATTATGGTTTCGGCGGATCTCTTCCATATTGATTAAATTAACTATTCTTTTAACAGACTTAGGAGTCTTTTATTTGAAATATCAACATATTCTTGGTTGATGTCAAAACCGATATATTTTCTATCACACTTCACAGCTGCGATTGCAGTTGTACCACTTCCCATGAAAGGATCAAGAATGGTCGCACCTCTTTTTGTAAATAATTGAATGAGGTGTTCAACAAGTTCTACAGGCTTTACAGACAGATGTGTATTAAAATTACCCTTTTCGGTTTTTGTTGGCTTTTTCACCAAGAAAACCCTATCTAAAACCCCTTCTTCTACTGTCATGACATTTGAAGGAAATTTACCATCAACTTTTGTTTCATCGGATGTATTCAGAAGACCGGTTCCGTATTTCTCAAAGTTATCTATATACCGACCCTCAATGGGTTTAACAGCCAGACACATTGGTTCGATCGCCGGTTTTAACTGTGGAGTTCTCCAATCTTTACACATTTCCTTGAGTTTATCTTTCTCTTCACAGGTCTTTGTTTTGTCCTTTTCAATTATATGATCTTGTGAAAACGCCTTGACTTGAGATTGTGTATATACCCAAGCCATCATATCTCTAATTTCAAATCCATTTTCCTCTATCGCCATGGTCATGGAATGATAAAGTCTTGGACTACTAAAAGATATAAATGCACCCCCAGGTTTTAACACTCTAAATATTTCTTTTGAAACTTCCAGATAGAAATCATGGAATTTCTTTGATTGTTTTCTATCAAATTTCATACCTTTGGGTAAATTTCCAACTACCGACGAAGCCCCCTTTTTATCAATTTTGTTCTTGTTCCAATCATTTCCAAGACCATCTAAAAAATACGGTGGATCTGTACACACCATATCAATTGAATTTTCTGGGAGACGTTTCATACCATCAAGGCAATTTACAAGTTCAATTGTATTTAACTCCATTACAAAATATAATCACCTACACTTTAACTTTGATGCGTTCAAAATGTTCGTTGAAAATGTAGTTGTCTCTAAAACGGGCTTGAATCGGGGGTTGATAGAAAAGGTTCTCCGCATCATTTCCCTTTGAAGCATCAAGATGTCCTATTTGCCACCTATCAGATGGCACATTTAATATATGTTTGTAAATCCAATTAACACCCGAAGTTTCCCGTTTGAACCACTCATATATTTCAGGCATCCATTTTACACGAAGGCAATCAAGTAACAATACACACTCACTTTGTTTATGTTTTACCTTTTCAAGCCAATACTTCTTTACTTCTGAAATTTGTTGATCCTTAGTACCATTTTTTAACACATATTTGTCCACATTTATGCGTTTTGCGATGTCATTTGCTTTGAGTTCATATGGATACTTGAGTGAATAAAGACCTGGTTTTTCGTCGATCAGTTGTAACTTGTTACCACATGGTTTATTGAATGGTTGAATACTATCTCTCGTCGCGAAGTCAGTTTTTTCAAAAAAATCTGTAGTCTCTTGTGGTGTAATGAATCGTTGACCACCACGATTCTCGGGTTGTGCAAGAAGTGCGAGAGCTTGACCACCGACACTTAATATTCTTGGTAAACGAATGTTGACCCTATTGGCAAATGCAACCAAATCTTCTGGGTATGACTGATACATGTTATAATAAACATTCCATTCTTTTAAGGTAACTTAAGTTGTATATCACCGGAATCCATCAAAGAAGATGGAAGCCAATTGAATAGGTAATAATATACATGACCGGTACCTTTGAGGAACTTTAATTTTTCCAAGTCTTCTCCCCTATGACCAATATCAAGGGTATTGAACACATCATAACCTTGATTCCTCGCGAGTACAAAGGCGTCGTTGTACACATTACCAACCATGTAGAACGCGTAGACTTGTTTAACTGTGTCTCGTCCATCTACGCGATCATATGGCACTTCATAAAACGAAATGAAATCGTCTGTCTCGTCATTCACATATGAATGAATTGGAAGTATCCAATGTTTAACCCACTCTCTGTCAATTTGGGGTGCCATTTTGAAGTCACTGAAGTATTTTTCAAGTATTCGGGTGACTTTTGGTACATCCTCGTGTGTCATTTTCCTAAATTGGGAGTTTCCACGAACTTCAAAATACTTCTCTCTCAACCGATCTGTTTGGTAGAAGCCAGTCTTGACAAGCCTCTTGACATTGAGGAAACGATGCCAATAGGAACTCTTTGCTATAGAACCGGGTATCTTTGTCACGGCTGTGTATACTGCCTGCCACACACCTTTTGTATTAGCGATTCTTTTGATTTCGCTGATGAGCACTGGTGCAAAACCCCTGTCCCGATAGTTGGGATGAACACAAAGAAAATTGATTTGAACCATATTGAGAACATCCTCACACACTCTCACTTTTGTTGGAACACTTGAAATGTATCCAATGAGTTCACCCGTATCATTGTGGCGGATACCTCTATTTTCGTATCCACACATCTCAGCTGCCCATTTGAGGGTTTCAAGGGAGTATGTCAATCTAAAAGTTTCATCACAGACATAATGAGCATTCAGAAGTTTGTGTGCTTCTTCAAGTTTGGGTTTATCCCATGAAAAACCATCGGGAAGTTTGATTGGTTCATTTACAACATTCTTCTCCTTTTCAATTTCCTTGCCACTTTCATATACAGCACCTTCTTGAGGCACAGGTTGTTTATCCCAAAATGTCCTCATTTACAATACAAGTAGCTTAAAGTTTTAAGTATTGTGTAAGATATAAACATGTCTCTTGAGCAAGATTACACTACCGTCCCAGGTCAATTGTATGCGTGCCTCTCTGTTGTCGGACCAGAGGCTCCACAGAAGAATGATAAGTTTGGTATCAAGATTCGTGGCGCCTTTGCTTCCCGGGATGAGGCTGCAACGCATGCGAAGCGTCTCCAAAAGGAAGATAGCACCTTTGATATCTATGTTGTTGACATGTACAAGTGGCTCCTCATTCCACCAGATCCCCTCAAGATTGAAGATGTCCACTACCAAAATGAAAAGTTGGAAGAAATCATGAGCGGCTACAAGGAGAATCAATCTGAAGCCGCGCGTATGTTCAATGAGCGAAAGAGAGATATGATGGAAGCCAAGTCATATGTCAAGCCAGGGGATGAGAACTCTATGTTCTACACCAAGCCAGACGAGCCACCAGTCAGCCACCCAGCTGATATTATTGAGAAGCTCAAGAAGGAAAAGCCAGATGCTCAGATGGAAGACCTCGTCAAGGAAGCTGATGCTATTGTTGCGGCAGAGATTGAAGAGCGACGCAAGTGGCGTGAAGCACGAGACGCTGAAGCCTCTACCGAAGCCAAGATTGAAGAAACTAAGGATGAGGGTGAACCAGAAGTCTCTTCGGCCTAAATTAAATATTCGTTAATTTTAGAACAAAATGTGGAAAATAATTTTGACCATTATTTTGACTAGTGCGTTCTTTATTTTGTTTTTTGAACCAAGTAACATTGTGACTTCAAAAAACAAAAGTAGGAGAGTTAAGGTGGATACAGCACACGGATTCATTGAGGATACACGCGACGCGTTCATCATACCTATGTATCCAACTCAAGTCATGAATCGTGATATCACAGGAAAGATCATCCCAATCTATGGAGACACAGGCAAATTTACTGGATACTCAAGCGTACCTGAGGATCACTGGTTGCATGGTTTTCCCCATGAAAAAGCCAAGTAAAAACACAGCAAATGCTATGATCCATACCGACTTATCAACATCCGAGAAAAAATCATTTCTCTCTGTTGGGTATCCATGAAATTGTTGTTGTTGTTGTTGTGGATACATCATTTCAGAAGGTTGAAAATAGTATTCCTCTTCGTTTATAGGTGTACTATCTTCATGCTTCTCTTCCTTTTCTTTAAATGGATCCTCTACTGGATTGTAATCAATTGGATTTCCTATATCAGTTTCCATTTTCTAATATAGATTCTGTTTTTTTTAAGCACCTTCTTCCTCACTTTCTTCTTCATCGTCGTCTACCAAAAAATCCTTCAAACTACCTTCATCATCGTCATCATCACTCTCATCGTCCGAATAATATTCATCTTCAGTGTCAATATCAGATCCCAAATCGGAATCGTGATCTTCGGGGGCGTAATCGTCTTCAAGAATAGTTTCTTCTGGTTGATAGATTTCTGGCTTCTTTATTTGTCGCCCTGATCGTGTCCTGGTCTGAACCATTTAAATAAATAAAGACTCCTGCCTTTTAAGTATCTTTTCTTGTATTTCTTCCCTAAAATCAAAATCGGCGTACAGTGCGAGCTCTTCAAGGGCGTTTTGGGCATCTATATGACGACCCTCACTCTTGTATTTTAGATAATCTTTATAGAGTTGTGGGTGAATCCCTGAATACATATGAAATTCATCTATTTGGGGGATGGGTTGTGGTATTTCAATATCGTTGATGAGTTTTGCCGCAAGAAATACGGTGACACCAACGAGAATGAGAGCCATTCTTCTACTGTTGTGTTTTATTTTTTTGGGGGTGGTTTGAGTGCTTCCTTAACACTCCCACTAAGTTCGTGTGTTCTGGATCTACTCTTTGTACACACGGGACACTTTTGTGTTATTTTACTACCCTTAATGACATAGGACATTGTACAATCTTGGTGATCACCCCCAATTGTTTCACAATATGTTGAAGTTGTGAGAGCGATGAAACCACCCCTCTGTTGTGTGATGCTTACAACGCGAGTGTCATCTGGACATTTCATACATCTGCGCATGAAAGATTCAAGGGGGGCTTTCACATCACTTTGTTTGATTTGGGGCTTCTCCTCAAACTTTTTGATTTCTGGACACTTTCTGAGATCCTCCTTTTGGGGATACAACTTTTCAACAATCTTGGGTGTGAGTGTATGTTTGCGACCATAGAAATCTTTACAAAAACCATCGCGTCGCCCCCTTATCGTTTCACACCTACAGAAACACTTTTGTGCTATACACGAACCACTGACATGAAACCATATATGATTGGAGCTATGAGCCCTCTTGAGGTTCTCACAATACTTGGAGTTGGTTGAAACGAGATAGGTCTCCTTGTGTTTGAAAAGTTTTGTCACCACAGAAGTAGACTGACCTTCCATATTCCTCTGAATGAAATCCTCAATGAGACCCTTGAGCTCATCATTCTCAATTTCATCTTTTGTTTGAGCATCGGTGAATGACCCCTCCTTTATGACAGAAGAGGGTGGCTCCACTGTAATGTGTTGCGGTTGTTCCGTCCGAATGGAGGACATTTTCAGAATATCCAAATTTGGTTGTGGGTCAATTTTTGTCAATTTGCTGAGGGGTCCATGATTATAGATGAATAGAGGGAGGTAGGCAACTTGTACAACTTTTCCCTTTCCTTCACACTCCTCACACCCCTGGCCACCACATTGGGTGTGCTTTGCCATCTTGTGGGACCATGGCATGCGAAAACCACTCCCCTTGGATTTCCTACGAACATCACCGTACACGGCGGCGTCTATAATTTCATTCCAATCCGTAGCGCCTTTAGCTCTTGAGAGTGCCACGAGAATGTGCTCCCTGAGAGCAATAGCCGATGGTTGATCTACAACAAATTCTGGCCAGTTGAGGTGGACGCCAGTCTTTGTATACTGCCCAACTGTTTTGGGAGGTGATACAGAGATTAGACAATCCTTACCACCATGGCGCTTTACTTTGTCACATATGATCTTACAAATATCCTGAATCTCTTCAATTGTGAGGGACCTGGTATCTTTGTAATCAATGTCCACGAAAAAGTTGTACCTGGGACTCTTCTGTTCAACGACAAACAGTTTCTCACCAGACTTGACAGCCTCTATGTACTTTTCGTGGAACTCGTTCAATTTATCAAATGGCACGGAAAGGACACCACCGTCCATGAGCACATGTGATAGATTGGTTGCATTGTTAAATTTTTGTTGTGTACACCACCGTTTAAACATACCTTTGTATCGCGTCTAACCTCTAAACCACCTCATAAAAGAAACATCGGCATACTCTTTAGGTGATTCTGCGAGATCCTTCTTGATGACGAGGAGTTCGTAGACTTTCTTATCTTCATTTTCCTTTATCCATTCTTCCACCTCTTCTGGACAGAGACCTCTATTTGTTTTGAGGAGCTCTCCAATCTGCATTAAAATGTAAGACTTTGACTTCATTCTACTTTATAGAGAATGTTTTTCTATTGAGAGAACTTACACACGAATAAAACTCTGGATTTCTGAGGACATTGTCTACAATGAGTTTCCACCTCTTTCGGGTATTGAACTCCTCAAGGGTATCAAAACTCATGTAGTCATTTTCATCAAAAGTCTTCTTTATTGGTTGTTTGTTAATTTTTTTGAGATTCGTTTTTTGTTTCTCCTCGTAGAACTTTCTTACGAGTGTTTGTTGTTGGGGTTTGGTATAGTCTACAAAAAAGACGAAAACATTATATTCCAAATCCACCGTTGGACTCTCTTTGACTGTAAATTTAAATTCTGTATACTCACCATTTTTGAGGGCAACCACACCACGAGTCTCTTCCTCAAGTTCACGGAGGGCACAACGAAGGGGATTGAAAATCTCCCGTCGTCTACACCCCCCTGTGACAAAAATCCAATCCTTAAAGCGCCGATCCCTCACTGTGAGGAATTTAGGCTTTTCGTCAGCAAAACTGACCGGTATCGCTATAGCTTTGTATTTTTTCATTGCGCATTCGCAAGTTATAATAAATGGATATGTTTATTCCTCCTCTTTTTCTTCGGCATCTTCTTTTTCAACTTCGGGTTCGGTTTGGGGCACGGGTTTCCCTTCGGGTGCACTGAGACGGTGCACGAGATGGGCCGAGAAATTCTTAAGATTTTCAACATCAGTTTTAGCCTTGTTCATCTCCTTGAATAAGAAGACAACACCTGCAATCGCCACAATTGTGGCGATCATCATGAGGGTTTCACGGTCCATTGGAATCATTATGTATTATTTGTGTGCCTTCTTTTTAAGTAAGAGCACCCATATGGGTTCGTCCTGGTGGAGAACATTCATATGGACTTTGGGCAAATTGCACGGCTTCGTAATGCGTAGGTTCACAAGACTTTTGAGTTGGTGGTGTAGGTTGGCCCACAAACTTTTCAAGTGTCCTGGATTTGGGATCGTACGTCAATACAAAAACGATGGCGAGGAGGAAAACTAAGTTCCACATGGTGTTTTATTAATTAGTTAGAATATAAAAGGCCACCCATACCGTTCTCAACACGGAGGATGTTGTAGTTCACGGCGTAGATGTCGTCATCACAATCTCGGGTGTCGTTGACGATGCGAGCTGAATCAAGGCGAGAGAAGTTGAGGGTACCTGTGGGTTGGAGCTTACCAGTTTCCAAGCAGAATGGATACAAGAAGAGGGTCTTGACAGTCGCTGGCTTGGCGGAATTGGTTGTGTTAAAGTAGAGTGGGACATGGGAGAAGTTTGGATCCGCAAACTTGAAGTCGGCCACATCAGTCCCATTGATTTGAAGCTTGAGCTTGTTGTCATCGTTGAGGATTTCAAGGGCTGACGCCTTACCCGCAGCGAGGTATTTCACTGGATGGTTGAAGTTGAGCTCTTGGATCTTGGTGAGGGAGGCGGTCGCCTTTTGGACTTGGGTGATAATCATGTTTTGTGGAGTGGAGGCAAAGTGCTCACGCTCTTGGGTATCCAAGTACACATAGTTGGCATAGACATCCCACTTATCGGTGGCAGCCGTGGAGCCCCAAGTGATGCGAAGTTCCACATCGTGGTACTGAAGAGCAACGAGGGGAAGGGCTGTTTGGAGGTTTTCGCAGAAAGCAAAGCGAAGGGGGTAGAAACGGGAAGTGTTAGCACCACCGAAAAGATCACCTGAGACCGACTTGGAAGAGTTTGTGGCGGAGAGCACAGGGGCGATGAGGGTGGAGTAGGTGGAGTCCTGGTCATCAATGACTTGGCCACCCACGAGGAGTTCAACCTTGGCAATCTTGGTGCGCCATTGAGCGGCGCTGTACCCCTGAGTGGCAGAGCCGTTATTTGGGACAAGGTAGACATAGCTGAGGAGATCCCCCTTGCGTTCAAAGCGGATGGTGGACATACCCCCATTAGAGACATTCCCCTGGATCACTTGGCGTTCCACAGTTTGGGAGAAGTTTGTGTGGCGCTTGTAGGTTGAGCGGAAAAAGCTGATTTCGGGCTGACCGACGAGGTGCGCATCCTGAGCACCGACAGCGACGAGTTGGGCGATACCACCAGACATTTTATATTATAGTGAGAGTTTTTTTTAAGTGTCGTTGACTATAATATAAATTATGTATTCTATATCTTTTTTAAATTAAGACCAAACTGCTGTTGGTGATGTGGGCCACTCTATATCACCTTCCGATGGATTTAGGAAAATTGTTCTCAATTGTCTGCGATATTCTATGAACTCCGAATAATTTGTAAGATGTGGTGTATTTGTTTCATCAATTACATCCGCGAGTGTTACCCAATCGCTTTCTGATAATAAAGTGCCTGCATAACTTTTATTTTGTTCGCTCGGTATCGGTGAGGTGTCCAAAGTCGGGTATCCATTTTCATCAGCAATAATCTTCTTCCCTGTATTATGTTGTTGTTGAAATATATCGTCATACATTTCTTTTGTAATTTCAATGGCATCGTCTGGTTGATATTGTTCATTGATCTCTGACACATAAAATCCACAAGTTGATGGTGAAAAATGGTAAGTTGTCATTATATCATTATGTAATAATTTATTATTTAACGACCCACCGCGATCCAATAATAGTATCCATTACGCGCACCATTTGAGTAAAGACGAAAACCGGAGTTTGAAGCTTGTCCAGCAGACCAGGCGTAAGAAGCCGCAGATTGGCTTTCCTCTCTGGTCGCAACAACACAATAAATGTGCGCAAATGCAGTTCTAAATGTCTGGTATGCGTCCTGGTTCGTGCGGATGTATCCCGACTTGCCCCAATTGAGTAAAAACTTATTAGAACCCTGGCTACCAATGCGCGTGTATCCGAGTTGGCTATTGTAGAATTGATAGCCTGTGAGTACGCCCGTGGAACCCGCGGTGGTCGCATAAGTCGCATTGGTGACGGAACCCGCGCTGTTCGCATAAGTCGCATTGGTGGCGGAACCCGCGCTGTTCGCATAAGGTACATTTGCGTTTATGTAGTTCGATGACGGATTGTACGTCAGGTTAGAGTCTGTGTAGAGTGCCTTGTCTCCATCGGTGTGGTTGGCGACAAATGCAATATAATCCGTCTCATTATTACTGTCCCGACTAGTAAATGCAACTGTATTCGCAGCGTTCGCGTGGGTCGCGCTGGTAGCGAAGGTCGCATTGGTGGCGGAACCCGCGGAGGTCGCATAGGTCGCATTGGTCGCACTGGTGGCAGCTGCCGCATTTCCATTGACATTGATGCTCCATGTCCCCGATGCATTACCCCCAGTTCTCGTTGGGACGTTGAGAGCCGCTCTCATACCAGTCGAGGAAGTTTTTCGTATGTAGTTGTCAGTGGAAGAATAGAATACGGTATCCCCGGTACGATGGCCAGCTGCATGACTCATATTGAGATACGCTGAAACCCCATATCTCATATTAATATCACCACCGCTATTCCTCGAAACAATTGAGCTTGCATTCGCACCTTCTGAATACCCTCTACTTTGAAGGGTTCCCGCGTTGTTCGCATATGGTACATTTGCGTTTATGTGATTGTTTGCTGGATTGTATGTCAGGTTTTGATCTGTGAAGAGTGCCTTGTCCTCCGCGGTGTGAGTATCGACAAATGCGATGTAGTCTGTGGTGTCAATAGTATCCCGATTAGTAAATGCGACTGTATTCGCAGCGTTCGCGTGGGTCGCGCTGGTGGCAAATGCCGCATTACCCGAGACGTTACCTGTCACGTTACCTGTCACGTTACCACTGAGGTTAGCACCAATCTGATTTGTAGAAGAG